ATGGCATGATACTATTGAAGTACCATGTAGGCCATGGAGATCATCACCCCCTAGAGAAAGAGAAACAAGACCAATCTATCAAAGACCACCATCACCTGACGGTAATGAGTGTAGTGATGGAGCAGTTCTTGGTGTATTTTAGGTGGAGGTGCTGCAGCAGCACTATCTCAAGGAGATGGACGTTGGTGGGCAATTCCTCTTGGAATAGTTGGTGGTAGTGTCATTGGATGTGACATTGATGGAGGGTAATCCATGACTGAAGAAGCTGTCAGGAAAATTTTACCTCATCTTTGTTACACAAAAGAACAAGTGGATGTATTAATTGCTGATGCTTTACAAGAAGCTAGAAGGATAGATGAAGAGTCTATGCGTAAACATAACCGAGAAGCTACTATTATTAGTATGATTCTCGGTTTTACTTGTTTAGCATTGTTTTTAGATGGGACTCTAAGACTACTCGGTATTATCCCACCGTTTATGGACATAGATATAAGTATAGTTGATAAGATTGCAGAGAAAGTAGAGACTGAAGTCCTTCCACTAGTACAAAAGATACCGAGATTTTAAATGGATATTATTGATAACTTTCTACCTGAAAAAGAATTCAGGGGATTACAATCTTATATGATGAATAATGATTGCCCTTGGTTCTATCAGGAAGATGGTACTCTTAATCACTTGTTTTATTCTGCAAAGGGACAGTTGCCGAGAGAAGATGAAGAGATTTGTGCAGCAACTGCAGTGATATTAGATCCTATTATGATAAAGTTGGGTGTTGTTCAACCATATAAAGTTGAAGCATATTTTAAGGGTGGTATCACAAATTATAATAAGGGTGTGAAGAGTGTTAAAGAAGTTGGTATGGTAAAGGATACTTATATAAGTGGGAGATCATCTATCAATACTAATAGTAATGATAAGGTTGCAGTGTTATTCGTTAACACTAATGATGGATACTTAGAATTTGAAGATGGTAGTAAAGTTCCTAGTGTAGAGAATACAATAGTGGTGTTTGATTCTAATACTAAGTACAGGACAGTTGAAACTCCTGATGATTCAAGAAGAGTTGCAATAAACTTTACTTATGAAGCACAAGAATTTAAAGTAATAAAAGTCAAAAAGGATTAAGCAAACCGAAAGATAGTATAAAGAAACCCCCTGTTTGTGAGGAATCTATTATAAAATATTGTGTAAGATTCAACACAATACAATGTCAGGAGATTTTTGGAGTCACAACGACCAACAACCGCCTTTGCCTTGCAAGGCATCAAAAGCAATGGATGAGATTAAAGATTCTAGGTGGATCGATACAAATTACATACTAGAAATCGAAACTATGTTTGTTAACGCACGGTACAGAACAGGGAGTGCAATGCAAGAGTAGGGGGTCATATATTATTCAACTTTTTATTCCCATATAAGCGCAAAAAAAACTCGGCACATTTTTTCGTGTGTAGGGTTTTTTTTTAATATGAAGAAGTTGCTTCCTCACCACCATCAAATGTTCTTGTTGTAGAAGATGATAAAGTTGTTGTAGTAGTGGTGGTGGATGTAGTGGTAGTAGAAGTTGTTGTCTGAGTTGTTGCTGCAGTTGTATCTTCAGCATCTTCAATTCTTACTGTTGTACTTCCAGGTCCATTATCGTACGATACTATGGTTCCTAGTTGATTTAAAGAAATAGTCTCTGAACCAGATACATAACCTCTGGTGTCTAAGAACCTTTGAGCAACATTGAGTAAAGTCTTTTTATTGTTGAAATCATCTAATTCACTATGATACTCATATGAAAGTAATTCGTCAATTTCACTCAACATTTTGTTTACTAGTTCTACAGTCGGAATCTTTATAAATCGTTTTTTATCATTTACGAAACTTTCGTGTTCATAGTTACTTACAGGGTATATTGACAGTTCCTTTGATTTTACTGTTCCATCGGGTAATCTTGCTCTAAAACTTTCATTTACTTCTATACCTTTGTTAAAAATTACAATATCTTCTTCTCCAGGAACTTCCCATATTACTTTTTGTGTTTCGTAGTGATGAATATCATCAAATGAACCATATTTCTCTAAAACGTATTTTGTTAAATCTTCTTCTTTTTTAGGCCATTGTTCGTAAATATCAGTTATATTGTTTAAAATTAGAATTAACCAATCTAAACCTTCGTCACCTGTTACTCTTTTAGCAACTTCAAATGGTTTAATACCATCTGGTAGAGTTTGTACCTCAAACATGGTAATATATTTTTCTAAATCATCTCTAACAGAGATTCTTCGGAATATGTTTTTTACTAATTGGTAATTAAATGATTCGTCATCATCAATTCCTTTTCCAATGTAGCAATCTGGTAAATGTTTGAAATATGCCATTAGTATCCTTGGGTTACGTCGTCGCCAGTTAGAAGTTTTACTTCAGTAAATTGTAGTGTTAGAATGACTGCTGGTACTGACATGTTTCTTATGGATGGATCTGCACTCATCGCATCAGGTTCAGCTCCGATTCGTTTTAATGCATTATACTGATTATCAGGAGTGTAGTTAACTCCAATAGCAGTACAGACAGAAGGCATTATTTTAAAGTGTAAATTTGGTGTTATTTGTGGTACATCTGAGTTTGCTTCATCTGCTGCTAAACGTACAAATTCTATTTCAAATTTATTTGGAACTTTAAAGAATCTTTGACTTTTGGCATTTTGACCAACTTGAGTGTCCCACATGTCACTATTCTTTAATACACCCCAATCTTCTGTTATATCTCCCCAACTTTTATCATCATCTCCTTTCTTATCATTATATCTACCTTCAGCACCACTAGCAGCATCGTCTATAAGTTTACCTTCTTGGAAGGTTGGGTGAGTACCTCTTTTGAAGTAATGTATTATTTCTTCTATTGTTTGACCTTCTTGTTGATTTCTCGCAAACATTTTAAAGTTAAAATTATGCGATCTAAATGACATATTACTGAATATTTGTTCACTGTATGGGTTAAATATTCTTCCTTTAGTTAATGCTTGTAATTCGTTAGCACCTATGTTTCCTGCTAAACCTAATGCACCACTAATACCAGTAGCTGCACCTGCAACTGCACTGTTTAGAAATTCTGGAGAAGCACCTGCAGCTGCTGCTTGAAGAGCATCAGTAAGTTTATCCATATCACTAAATGCTTCAGTTCCACCTGCTGCACCTAGCATTGCACCACCAATACCAAGATCTACTTTTCTATATGATGCATTATATGAAGTCTGTACATTTGGTGGCATATTAATATAAACTGCATCAGGACCACCTACATATATCTTTTGAGCATTAGTTTGACCTAATGTTTCTGAAGAAAATGATGTACCTTCATCAAATTTCATAAAGTATTGACGGAAACGTACATAGTCAATAGCCTCTGTTCCACCCCAAGAATCTGGGTTATCATTACTTCCTGGGACAGGAGCTTGTAGTGGATATCTGTATACTGTCAATTTCTTGCCTAAATATAACGTGACCTCTTTATATTTATGCGTTATAAGCAGGGAAAGTACTTTCCTAGTAAACCTCGGAAGTACAAAGGCGATTATCGAAATATAAACTACCGTTCAGGCTGGGAACTCAAATTTATGAGATTTTGTGATAGTAATTCCAGTATTACTGAATGGGGGAGTGAAGAAGTTAAGATTCCTTATATTTCACCTGTTGATAATAAATGGCATACTTATTACCCAGATTTTTATTTAAAAACTAACGGTAAAAAGTATATAGTTGAAGTTAAACCCTTTAAACAGACAAAAGAACCTAAAAAACAAAGAAAGGCGACTAAAGGATATATTACTGAGGTTTTGACTTGGGGAGTAAACCAAGCAAAGTGGAAATATGCTACAGAGTATTGCAAGGATCACAATATGGAATTTATGTTAATCACTGAGAAGGAGCTTAAACCGTAATGTCATGGCCTACCACAAGCACTGATACATCTACTGGTGCTATTAGACGACACCAACAAAGTGGGTATAATTCAGTTCCTCAAGAGGAATCTGCACAATATCCCTCTTTACAGGAGTTTATGTCCTTTTCTTTAAAGGATAGAGATTATACACCAAGTTTTACTAACTTATTTTCCTTTCATATTGCAACACCACCTATTTTAAAGAATAGGATTGGAATTACTGTTGGTCATGATAATACTTTGGGACAAAGAGGGTCTAATTTAGTATCTGATTTAGGAAAACTTAAAAATTCTCTTAATTATTATTGTCAAACAGTTACTGTACCTAGTAAACAGACTACAACTGGTGGAATTGTTAATGTTGGATCTGCATACAAATATGCCACAGGTACTGCATATAGTCAGATAAGTGCAACGTTTATTATACCTAGAAATCAACATTCAAGGAATTTCTTTGAGAGATGGATGGATTTAACCTCAAGAGATTCAAATCAATATAGTGAATATTATGATTTTTATGTTTCTCCTAGAGTATCGATTTATAAATGGGAAAGGAGACCAGGAGCAGCAATTTCAGGAAGTAATTTAGCAGAAATTGCTGATGGTACTGATTTATCCCAAATAAGCGATTTAAATGCAAAGTATGATATAACAGGTAAATGGGAATTGTGGAATGCATTTCCATATAACCTTGGATCTGTTCAACTTAATAATGATAGAGCTAGGTTAATGACTCTAACAATTGGATTTTATTATGAGAGATATAGATTCTTTCCTAAAGATGCTTGGTTTGTTGATGAAGTTGGTCCTATGAAAGATATTGCAATTCCTAGAGATAGTCAAGTTGATGCTACTAGAGATGCTAAAAGACTACAACATTTAGTTAAAGCTACTACATCTCAAATAGTTATAGGGTAGGCATATAAATAATTTTACTGAATTGAACTTTATATGGCATTACCTAAGTTAAATGTACCTAAGTACAAATTGAAACTACCGTCAGATGGTAGAACTGTGAATTTTAGACCATTCCTTGTTAAAGAGGAGAAATTACTTCTTTTGGCAACTGAAACAGGTAATCAGGCTGATATAGTAACTGCGATTAAAACTATTATCACGGAATGTACAGATATACATGATGTTGAAGAATTACCTACTTTTGATATCGAGTTTGTATTCCTACAAATTCGTACCAAGTCAGTTGGTGAAGCTGTTGATGTATCTGTTATCTGTCCTGATGATAATGAAACTGAAGTGGAGGTTAAGATTCCTTTAGCCGAAATTAAAGTCATTAAAACAAAGGGACATAAGACTGATATTAAATTAAGTCCAGAGATCATTTTAACTATGGGTTATCCTAGTTTGGATAGTTTTGTTGAAATGAATTTTACTGGAGATGCTACACCTGGTGTTGATCAGATTTTTTCAATGGCTGCAGGATGTGTTAAGCAAATTTCAGATGCCGAAGAGGTATATGAAGCTTCTGATACTCCTAGAGAAGAATTGATTGAATTCTTTGATCAATTGAGTAGTAAACAATTTATGATGATTCAAGACTTTTTTGAAACTATGCCTAAGTTATCTCATACTGTTAAGGTAACTAATCCTAAGACTAACGTTGAGAGTGATGTTGTACTTGAAGGATTGGCAGCTTTTTTCGGATAGCTCTTCTCCACCAAAGTTTGCAGAGTTATTATGAAGTCAATTTTTCGTTAATGCACCACCACAAGTGGCCAATTGAATTTATTGATAATTTAATACCGTTTGAAAAGGAGATATATATGAATCTCTTGGTGGCATTTTTAAAGGAAGAAGAGCGAAGAATGAAAGCTCAACAAGCAGCTGAAGCACGTGGAGGTTAATGACTAAACTCTCGACTTACAAGTTTATTAATCCTGGAAGTTCGGGGAAAACCAGTCCAGCAATTCGTGCTGTCAGAAAAGGTATATTAGCTAAGAATAGAATAGGATCTACACTATCGGGTCTTAGTCTAGTTGTTGCTGATATGCGAGATATTGCATGGGCTAATGTTAAGCTTGATGTAATAGAAGCAAAGTTATTAAGAAGGAAGGCACAAAGGCAATCAGACCAAGATGCTGAAGATAAGACAGAAAATAATAAGATAGTTGGT